CTCGTCGACGCATTCACCACCTCGAACAACCACCTCAAGCAAGGCGGAGCCTTCTACATCTGGCACGCCGACAGCGAGGGCTATAACTTCCGACAGGCCGCCAAGCGCGTCGGATGGACTATCCGCCAATGCCTCATCTGGAACAAGAACAGCCTCGTCCTCGGACGGCAGGACTACCAGTGGAAGCACGAACCCTGCCTCTACGGATGGAAGGACGGAGCAGGCCACTACTTCTCCCCCCGGAGAGACCTCACAACGGTAATCGACGCGGCACAGGCCATCGACATCGACAGCCTCAACAAGGACGAGCTGCGCAAGATGCTACACCTTATCTGCGACGCGAAACTGCCGACGACCGTAATCGACTGCGACAAGCCGCTCCGCAATGCAGAACATCCGACAATGAAACCGATACCACTCATCGCTCAGCAGATGCGAAACAGCACCCGCAAGCACGATGTGGTGCTTGATGTGTTCGGAGGCAGCGGAACAACGATGATGGCCGCAGAGCAGCTCGGGCGCAAGTGCTATATGGTCGAATACGACCCTGCATACTGCGACGTGATCGTCAAGCGGTGGGAGGAACTGACCGGAAGGCAGGCAGAGAGGCTCGGCAACATAGCAACCAACACAGACAAGCAATGAGCAAGAATATGACACCCGCGCAACTCGCCAACCTCCGCAAGCCGTGGGCGAAAGGCGAGTGCGGGAACCCGACCAACAAGAACAACCACGGAAGGCCAAAGAACCGCGCCACGGAACTCCACAAGCAGCTGCTCGGACAGAAAGCCGCCAAGAAATTCTACGGCATCACCAACGAGGAACTGGACACCTACGACGCTATGCTGGAGACACTGACGATGGCAGAGCTGCAGGTGCTGGCAAAGGCGGACGACAGCCCCGTGTACCTCAAGAACTACGCCATCGCCATACTCACCGATATGAAGAACGGCAAGACCACCACCATCGACCGCATAAGGGAGAACCGACACGGAAAGAACAAGCAGACGCTGGAGGTGACCGGAGCCGACGGCCAGCCACTTGTGCAGGAGAGGAACCTCACAGCAGAGGACGTGGCCGACATTATGCACGAATACGACCAGAAATACAAGGGAGGCACAATAGCGGCCTCTCCTATGGGCTTCAAGACGCACGCTGAGAACACCACAGCCGCACAAGGCGACACGACAGATCAATGACAGAGACCTCCCCTACATATTACACCAAAGACGACGCGCTGCGCTGCTGGCTCAACTCCAGCACGCTGAACTTCACGCTCTTCTTTTTCAAGGAGCTATACAAGCGCGACTTTGTCATAGGCCAGCACCACCTGCGAATCGCAGAGGCACTCGACAGGGTGATGCGGGGAGAGTCCACACGGCTGATGATTAATATGCCGCCACGTTACGGAAAGACAGAGCAGGCCGTCAAGGGCTTCATCGCCGGAGGACTGGCCGTGAACCCACGCGCAAAGTTTATCCACCTCTCATACAGCGACGGCCTCGCGCGAGACAACAGCCGTGGAGTACAGGAGATTGTCCGCTCCGCGTCCTATCAACGCCTCTTCCCCGGCACTGCACCGGACACCAGCAACACCCAACGCTGGCGCACCAAGGCAGGAGGCGGTCTGTACGCAGTCAGCTCGAGCGGGCAGGTTACGGGCTTCGGAGCAGGCCTCGTGGACGAGGAGGAAAGGCTGCTCGACGAAACGAGCGACACCACACTCATCGCAGAGGTCGAGGAAATGGAGAGGGCGTGGGGAGACAGCACCTTCGGAGGAGCCATCGTCATAGACGACCCTATCAAACCGGACGACGCACGAAGCGACCTCGTCCGCGAGAAGGTCAACCAGAAATTTGAAACCACCATCCGGAACCGCGTCAACAGCAGACGCACACCAATCGTCATCATTATGCAGAGGCTCGACGAACACGACCTCTGCGGATACCTCCAGCAGCTGGAACCGGGGCAATGGGAGGTCTTGTCGCTGCCAGCCATACAGACCGACGAGAAGGGAGAGCCGCAAGCCTTGTGGCCGTTCAAGCACACCCTCGCGGAACTGAACGCCCTGCGCGAGAAAAACAGCTGGGTCTTCGAGACGCAGTATATGCAGAACCCGAAACCGCTGGAGGGACTGATGTACGAAAACGAATTCAAGACATACGACATCATCCCGGCCACCCGGAAGGCCACCCGGAAGAACTACACCGACACCGCCGACGAGGGCAAGGACTACCACTGCTCCATCGACTACATAGAGACCGAAATCGGAAACTTCATCCTCGACGTTCTCTTCACGCAGAAGCCGATGGAGTACACCGAAATCAGACAGGCCGAGATGATGACCAAGGACAGAATCGACATCGCCACCATCGAGAGCAACAACGGAGGCCGCTCCTTCGCCCGGAACGTTGAGCAGCAGATGAGGCTGATGTACAATGGCCACACCAAGGTGCGCTGGTTCCACCAGAGCCTCAACAAGAACGTCCGCATCTTCACACGCAGCAGCGAGGTACAGAACCTCACATACTTCCCCAAGGGATGGGAGACGATGTGGCCGGACTTCCACAGACAGATCACCACGTATATGAAGGTCGGAACCAACGCACACGACGACGCGCCGGATGCCCTCACCGGAACCATCGAGAAGCGCGACGACATCAACAAGAAAAGCGCAGCGGGCTACTTCTAACCAAAGGCGCACCTGCACGGCATACAAACCCAAGTTTAACACAAAAGAACCACCAAGCAATGACCATCGAAGAAATTATGCAACTGCGGGAAAACGAGGAGCAGTCAGCGATCATCAACCGCCTCAAGCAAGGAAGGAGCCAAGCCGCCGGAAGCGTTGAAGAAGCAATGAAGGGTCTCGACCCTCTGCTCCACGACATCTACGACCCGGCGAAACGACCGGACAAGATTGTCCGCGCCGACGCAGAAAACAACGAGATGCAGCCCAACACCATCAACGTGACGGGCAACATCAACGAGGACAAGCCAGCCACCAAGCCTGTCCCAGTCGCAAGAATAGCACTCGCCATACAACGCCTCATCGTCAACAGAGCCGTCGCCTTCCTCTTTGGAAACCCTCCGACTCTGCAGGCAGACCCGCGCGAGGGAACCAAGGAGGGCGAGGTGCTGGCCAGCCTCCAGCGCGTACTGCAAATCTCCAAGGCAAAGACCATCAACAGGCAGATAGCACGCACCGTGTTCGAATTCACAGAGGCCGCCGAATACTGGTACCCTGCAAAGATGAACGAGACGGCGAACATCTACGGCTTCGACAGCCAGTACAAACTGCGCTGCTCCATATTCTCCCCGGACAAGGGAGACACCCTGTACCCCTACTTCAACACCGACGGAGACCTCATCGCCTTCTCCCGCGAGTTCGACATCAAGCAGACCGACATCGACAGCAAACAGAAGACGCTCCATTACTTCGAGACCTTCACCGCCTCCTCGCTCTACCGATGGAAGATTGAGCAGGGCAAATGGGAAATCGACGAAGGATACCCCAAGAAGAACACCATCGGCAAAATCCCCGTGGCCTACATCTGCCAGCCATACCCGGAGTGGACACTTGTGCAGGGTCTCATAGACCGACTGGAGACGCTGATGTCGAACTTCGCAGACACCAACGACTACCACGCCAGCCCCAAAATCTTCACTACTGGCGACATCCACGGCTGGGCGCAGAAGGGAGAGAGCGGAGCCGTCATCGAGGGCGCAGACGGAGCCACGGCACAATACCTGTCGTGGGCGCAGGCTCCGGAGAGCGTCAAGCTCGAAATCGAGACCCTCCTGCGGATGATACACACCATATCGCAGACACCAGACATTAGCTTTGACAGCGTCAAGGGACTGAACCTCTCCGGTGTGGCTCTCCGCCTCCTCTTTATGGACGCACACCTCAAGGTGCAGGACAAGGCAGAGACCTTTGAAACGCACCTCCAGCGACGCGACAGCATCATCCAGTCCTACCTCGGCCAGATGAACGCCAAGGACGAAGCCTATGTGCAGGCCACAAAGACCCTCGTGGCCGAACCAGCCATCCAGCCCTATATGATTGAGGACGAGACAACCAAGGTCAACAACATTATGGCGGCCACAGGCCAGAAGGCCATCGCCAGCCGCCGTCTCGGAATACAACGCCTCGGCTGGGCAAAGGACGTCGACGCAGAACAGGAAGAAATAGAGGCCGAGGAGAGCAGCAACGCGGCATTCGACATCACAGAACCGACACTCTAACAACACACAGACGATGGCGACAAAAGGCAGCTTTGACATCAGCAAGTTCAAGAAGCAGCTCGAAAAGACATTCAAGGTGGACGTGAGGGATGACATCATCGAGGCCATATACCTCGGAGCCACGGACATCGTCAACGCTGCCAAGAACAACGACACCTACAAAGACCAGACGAACCAGCTGCGCTCCAGCCTCGGATTTGTCCTCTACAACGACGGGCAGAAGGTGAGACAATACTTCGAAGCAACCACCCGGAACGCGCAGGGACAAGGAGGAGCCGCCGGAGTGCAGCGCGGACTGGAGACGGCAGAGTCGGTCGCACAGAACCACCCGCAGGGCATCGTCTGCGTCATTGTGGCGGGAGCGAACTACGCCCTGTGCGTCGAAAGCAAGGGTCTCGACGTGCTGACCAGCCACACCAACCACGCACAGGACTTCATCCAGCCGTATCTCGACCAGATCAAGCAAGGACTGCAGGAACTACTCGACAACGGCGAACTATAAACACCACACACGGCAATGGCAAAGAAGAAAGGCACAGGCAACAACGGGCAACTCTCCCTCTTCGGAGGAAGCACCACACAGCAACTCAACAACCAGCTGGCTGACATAGAGCGCAAAATAACCGCCCTCTACGGCAGCACATACAAATTCGCAGCCCAACTCTCGCAGGTTAAGGCAGCCGTCAACAGCGGGCAGGAGTTCACGTGGCAGGAGAACCCGGCAGCGGCCAAAGCCATCGAACAACGCCTCAACGCCGTAGCCGCCACCCTCGACGGGCAACTCTCCAAGGCCACAGAGCGCACCTTCGCTCTCGGGCAGGCCAGCACGGAACACGCACTCACCAAGGCTCTCGGAAAGGACAAGGCCACCAAGAAGGAGGTCGAGGACATCAACGCGGACGCAGCAGCGGAGATGCGACGCAGGGGAGCGGACGGACATACCTACTACACCCAAGCAAGAGGCGGCGTGACCGTCAGCGATCGAGTATGGAAGATGACCGAGAGTACCAAGCTGGAAATAGAGATAGCCATCCAGCAGGCAGCCCTCGAGGGAAAGAGCGCGGACGACCTCGCCAAGACCATACAGCAATACCTCGAACACCCGGAGCGACTCTTCCGGAGCGTCCGCGTCATAGATCCGGTGACGGGAGAGTGGACTGGCGAGTACCGGATGAGCAAGGCTGCGCAGCAATGCCACCCCGGACAGGGAGTGTACCGCTCCGCATACAAGAACGCCCTGCGCCTCGCCAGAACGGAACTGACGCAGGCCTACCGCAGAGCCGAGTGGGAGACCTACCAAGACAACCCACTCATCACAGGCTACCGCATAGAGCTGTCGAACAACCACACGACCACCGTCGTGACAAAGAAGGGACGCAATGTCGTACCCCTGCACGACATCTGCGACGAAATGGCCGGGACGCAGTACCCGAAAACATTTTTGTGGACGGGATGGCATCCACAATGCCGCTGCCGGATGGTTCCGATTATCATCAGCACAAACGACTTCAAGGAGCGCATCAAGGCCAGACACCGGGGAAAGCTCGACGAGTGGAAGCCCAAGGAGCAGACAACCGAGATGCCCGCAGCCTTCACCAAGTGGGTAGACGAGAACAAGAAACGCTGGCAGCAGCCCGGACACGCAGCCCCGTACTTCATACGCGACAACTACCAGCAGGGCAACGTCGCCAAGGGTCTCGACACACGCATCACCGCCGAACTGGAACAGGCGAGACTGGCAGCAGAGGCTATCAAGGCCAAGGAACCACCCACGCCACAGCCCATCACCGACTACGACACCGAGGTCATGGAGCTGCGCAGCGTGGCCACCAAGTACGACCTCGACCTAACCCGCATTGAGCAACTGCGAGCCGAAGGAGAGGACAAGAAAGCCCTGCGCACCTCGCTTAATATGCAGCAGAAGCTGTGGCACAAGAGAGAGGGCAACTGGCAGACTGCCTACGAAGATGCCCGCGCTCAACTTACAGGCCTCATGGGACTGCTGGCAACCTACAGGAGCCAAGAGAACACCCGCGACTTCTGGAACCTGCGAGACGACATCGTCCCGAACTACAACACAGAGATAGAATCCTACGACCCAGCCTACGGAGCCTTCTATAACGACGCAGTCAAATCGCTCAAACACATCAAGAAGACGCTGGAGGGATTGTACTACAAATTCGAGGCCATCTTCAAGGCGGGAGCCAAGGGAACCACCACGCCGAGCGGTGTAACGATGAAGACCGAGTACAACACCGACAGCGAAGTGGAAAGTACATTCAAGGAGGTCAATGATAAAATGACCAGAGGAAACAGATGGTTCGAGAATGGAGGAGACCTCAAACTCGAACTGGAAACCGACAAGAGAAACTTAGGAAGCACGAACAGAGGAGGAAAGATATGGCTAACTCAAGATATTAAAGACAAAGTAAAGTCGGCACTTGGAAAAATCGGCAAGGGAGATTATAAAAATATGACGTCCGATGAGGCGCACGCCGTCCGAACATTCTGGCATGAAATCGTACACAATAGACACATCGGTAGAGAGACGCCGGGAGCAGAGAATAGCACAACCCGGAAAGAAATGGAACTTGCAAACGAGTGGGTATCCAGACACACAATCGATGAATTCTATACCACTCTTGGCGCAAAAGACCCACACCCGGAACTATTGAACGCTAACCATTGCGGGTACGACGACATGGTCACGAATTACGACCACGTCATAGACCGACTCGGACTTGATAGAGACAAGGCACTTGTCACGGTCAAGCAATACCTATTCAACGAGGACTACAGCACACAGGCTACAGGACTGAAAAATGGGCTGCTCGACGCAGGAATAAAGAAAGCAGACGGAACGACACCCACAGCAAGAGAGATGACATCACTACTTGTCAAAATCCGCGACCTTAATAGATGGAGCGGAAGAATATGGGACGACACGCAGAAACGCTACCT